GCTTGTTTGGAATGGTACAGTATATTAAAGACAATTATCAATACTATAGTAAATTATATAATTTTCCATCAAGCAGTTATTTTCGCAACGACTACGCGCTTAGTGTTGCATTACACATGATAAATGCGCATACAGAAATGAAACATGTATCGTCGTTACCAATACAGCAACTGATGTTTTCTACAGAAAATGACGATCTGATTGATTTTGTTAACGGAAATGCATTTTTTATCAGCGAGCGTAGTCAAGGAGACTTTAGATTGCATAAAGTAAACACAAACGTCCATGTGATGAACAAGTGGTCGATCGGTCGTGTAGCTTCTAGGATAATAAGTTATGCAAGCTGCTAACAGCATGAGAGGTTTTTTTACAATTGCCCAAAATACCAAAGATATTGACTATATAAAACTAGCATACGGGTTAGCTCTCAGTTTAAAACACAGTCAGTCATCTATATCGCAACTTTCAATAGGTGTAACTCCAGGAACCACAGTTGACCGTCGGTACCGGTGGGCGTTTGACCAAATAATTGAAATACCGTGGGGCGACAATGCTGCTGAAAAAGAATGGAAGCTTGAAAATGAGTGGAAATCAATATGGATGTCGCCATACAATGAAACTATAAAACTAGATTGCGATATGTTATTTTTCTCTGACATACAGCAATGGTGGCAAAATTTGTCAACACAAAGTCGGCCGTTGGTGTGTGCCAACAACGTGCTTGATTGGCGAGGAAATGTTATATACAGCGACTATTGCAGAAAAGTTTTTACCGAAAACAAGCTTCCAAACATCTATACATCGTTTATGTACTTTAAAAAAACTCAAGAAACATACGAGTTTTTTGAATTAGCCAAACTTATTACGTGGAATTGGCAACTGTTTTTTGAAGCGTTTTTAGAGCCAAAAACACGTCCTGAATATTTTAGCACAGATGTTGCGTTTGCACTTGCACTGAAAATACTGGATTTAGATCAAACATCTGTGTCAACACAAACTATTCCCACATTTACACATATGAAAAGCCAGTTGCAAGGTTGGAACACCTGTGGTATATCCGACAATTGGCAAGAACACATACCTACATTTTTAACGCCAACAGGATCATTAAAAATTGGCAACCATTTGCAAGTGTATCCATTGCATTATCATATTAAAGAATTCTTAACAAATGACATTATACAAACATTTGAAAATCTGGTGAAAAAATGAACAATGCATGGCTAGAGTACGACACGGAAACCGGCGCAATAAAACGTGTGTCGTGGAAAGAACTAGCTAGTAAAACTGTTGTTATTTCACAGTTGTTGGCGGAGGATTTTGTAGACGGTAAGGAAAAGTTCAATGAATGGACGGTGGTTATTGACGATACAGCAGCAACACTCACAAAGATAACAAAGCAAGATACAAACCGTCAAACCTTACAATTTTACAACTTTCAAGATCTGTCTACAGCAACCGACGACTGCCCAATCCGCATTAACAATGATATTGTAGAGGTTTTTCCTCGTGCAGCAACACTTGGTAAAATGCTGTATATGACTATAAAAAACGATCCAAGTTGGTTAGTCAAAAGCTGGAATATAAAAACAATAATGGCCAGCCAACCATGCATGATTGCAATCGACGCTGCATCTAGTTACAGTTTCTATATAGGATAAAAATATGAAATATAGAATTGATTCGTTTGACTTTGTATTTTTAAGTTTCGACGAACCAAATGCAGAATTATGTTATTCAAAAACAGCCGATTTAATCCCATGGATAAAAAGAGTTCACGGTGTAAAGGGCTTTGATTCTGCGCATTTAGCCTGTGCAGATGCAAGTGATACTGATTTTTTTGTCACAGTCGACGGCGACAACATAGTATATCCAGAGTTTTTAAATCTTGAAATCAATATTGAGCAACACCAACATGATCATGCATGGACATGGGCAGGACGTAACTCAATAAATGGGTTGGTCTATGGCAACGGAGGACTTAAACTTTGGAGTAAGTCGTTTGTTCGACAAATGAAGAGTCACGAAAATGCTGTAGATCCAAAAAACTCAGTTGAGTTTTGCTGGGATGCACGGTATCACGACTTACTAGGCTGTTATAGTACCAGCTATCCCAATGGAAGTCCGCAACAGGCATGGCGTAGCGGATTTCGCGAAGGAGTTAAAATGTGCTTAGATCGCGGTGCAAGAGTGTCTGTGCCAGAGTTTCATACAAAAATCTGGCATGGTAATATAAATCGGCTGTGTATTTGGGCTAGTATAGGACAAGATACTGAAAATGGAATATGGGCCATGTACGGAGCCAGAATGGGTGCATATCTAGCACTACTTACTGACCATGATCATACCTTTATAAGTGACTATGATTTAATGCAACAAAAGTGGGAAGAGATTAACAACCGCGATCCATATGCCGAATGTGAAAATTTAGAGTCTATACTTAAAAACAAAGTTGGTTTAGATATAACAACCATGCAGCCCAACGAATCAAAGTTTTTTAAACGTGTGTACATGAATCCACCAAGACCTTGGATGACAAACGAAAACATAGCACATTTTATGGCTACAAAAGTTGTATAATCTTTTCTATTCAGGGTTAAATGACAATGGCTGGAAACTTTTGAAAAAAAGGTATCCACATGCATGGAGAATAATGCCAGATGACAAATTGTTCGTAACGTGCTCTAAGTTATCATTTACAAAAATGTTTTGGCTAGTCACGGATTATATGTCGTTTAACAACGAATGGAATTTTGATTTTATTGCCGAAGAATGGGATCAAGAATATCTGCATTTATGGCCCGTTTGCTATTCTAGTAATGATCTTACAATGAATTTACAAGACTCGTGTTTGCAGTTGTGGCCTAGAAAACTAGCATTGTACACTCAGGGACAGGCAATTGATTTTCAAAAATTAAACGGAAAACTAAAAATTCTCAATCAACCAGTGGCAAAATATGCCGACATGTTTGATTTGTTTTTTATTTCGTATCACGAATCTAACGCAGATGAAAATTATCAACAACTCTTGAAAAGATTTCCAAATGCCAAGCGTATAAATGGTATTAAGGGCATACACAACGCGCACCGAGCATGTGCAGAACAATCTACAACAGAAATGTTCTGGACAATTGATGCCGATACAATAGTAGATCCATTGTGGAAATTTGATTATTGGCCAAACATGCATGATAGAAATTATATACATCTTTGGTATAGTAGAAATCCGGTTAATGGGCTTGAATACGGGTACGGAGCAGTAAAGCTATGGCCAAAAAATGAGGTGTTATCGTATAATGGGTCTTGGTTAGACTATACAACCAGTGCAGGTAAAATTAAAATAATAGAAGACGTTGTAGCAACAACCATGTTTAATTCAAGTCCATTTGAAGCATGGCGAAGTGCATTTAGAGAGTGTTGTAAGTTGATGTATAACATAAACAATAATCCACTAGATGTCGACAGCAAAACCAGACTAAATTGTTGGACTACCACTAGTTTTTCTGTAGAAAATGCTGAATGGTGTCAACGCGGCTGCAAAGACGCAACTATGTGGTATCAAGATAATACAAACTTGAAATTGATAAATGATTTTGATTGGCTAAAGCAACAATTTAATATACGGTATCACAGCACATTAGCAGCATAATACGTAATATATCACATTGAAAACCTTATGTATTTTCTAATAAAAACATTGGTTTTGCTTTGCAAACTATCAAACTTATTTCATTACAACATTAACAAACAAAAGAAAAAGGACAAACCCAAATGGTAAATATCAATAGAACAACCAGCGAGGTAATCATCATGTCTAGGTCCAAATCAACAACAGATGGGTGGGATATGATTTTTGACGACCTTATATTAGAATCCGATCCGCCGCCAACAAAATATATAAAAGATGCTGTTATTGTTACAAAAAGCGGGTCACGCTTTAAAGTTTCGGCCGAAGATTTTGGCGAAATGGTTGCCCGGCAAAAAGAAATTGGACCAGAAAACAGCGATATATTCAGCTGTTCGTTAAACATAGATTTCACA